CACTTGTATTCATTCTTCCATTTACTTGATAATATCCAGCCACTGTAGGAGTAAATCTATAATTTGATGTATCAAAATTGCTATTTGTGTCCCATTCTTCTGTATTAATTTGTATTTTTGTAAAAGTCCCTGTTGTAATAGTTTGAGTTGCTCCTAAATAAGCACTAAAAGAAGGATTAGCCGTAGCCGCTACAGTCACCTGACCATTCGTTCCAATTTGCATTGCAAGGGTGTTATTGGTATAAAAACTCAAAGGCAAGTAAGTACCAGAACCATTTACACCTGAAATAATTTGTGTATCTGTTGAACCGTTTGTCGCCATAACAATCTTAGAGCAGTTAGTAAGATTTGAGTTATTAGATACTGAGAACCCTGCAGATGTAGATGAGCCGTTAGGAACTGCGTAGACGTTAGTCGTGGCATTAGTTGTTGTGGTTTGTAACTTAGTACGATTGTTTAACGTGGCGTTATCAAAGTCGCCTTGTATTAAGTTATTGTTAGAATCTAAAATAATTTGTGCCATTTACTTCTCCTATAATATGACCCAACGCTGACCTGTTGGGACTGTCACGGTAACACCTGCATCTATGGTGATAGGTCCTGTTGACATTGCGTTTCTATTTGTTGTTAATGTATAGCTTGTTGTTACTGTTAATTCGTTTTCGTAGAATACTTGGTCTCCACCTGCACCTGTAGCACCACCACCGATTGATCCCCAAGCACCTGCAGCGTAACCTTCAAAAGTATTTTCTGAAGTATTATAACGGATCATACCCGCAGTTGGACTAGGTCTTTCAGCTGTTGTACCGTTAGGTAATCTAATACTACCTGTACCGCTAAAGTTTAAATTGTTAGGTATCGTAGCAGTAGCTGCATTAACTGTTATTGTATCACCAGAAGCATTACCAAGTGTAGTGTTTCCATTAACAGCTAGGTCACCTGTTATAGTTGCATTACCAGAAGCTGCTAAAGATGTAAATGAACCTGCCGCTGCAGTAGATTGTCCGATTGAAGTACCATTAATAGTACCGCCTGTAATCGTAGCTGAACTAGATACTACAGTACCTGTAAAATAAGTAAGTGGGTTAACAACGTCAGTACCATTATTAAATACAAACGCTGCTGTACCAGCTGGTATGGCAACACCAGAACCTGTCGTATTTTTGACTGTAACGGTATCAGCTAAACCATTGTTAATTAGGTAGAATTTCTCAATTTGACAGCCTGAACCTAGGATTAAGTTACGAGCACCGCCTGAAGTACCTGTTAAATTAAGTCTTAAATTACGTGCAGTTTGAGAAGCATTGGTATTAGTTAAAGTTAAAGTAACATCAGCACTTGAGAAAGCAACATCAGCAGTACCAGTAATAGCCTCAGATATGGCTATGCTAAAATTGTTATTTGTAGTTGTGCCCCAGGTACCAGACTGTTCGCCTGTACCTATGAGTTCTATTTTTAGGTCTGAGTATGTAGATGACATAGTTTATCTCTTTATATAGTTTGACCAGCTAGTGGAACACTTGTTACATGAATAGCTACATGGCGTTTTTCATCCCAAGGGCTACCACAATCAGAACATGTTCCTGATGAATACTCAGCTGCATCAACTTCCATACCGCAGTTTAAGCATTCTAAGCTGACTTCGTATTTTGGTACAATTATACCATTAACTTCCTGTGCTTCTATAATCATGTTGCTATCCTTATCCAATTTGGTGATTGTGAATCATTTATGGCAGTCCAGCTAGGATTTTGGTTAGGAACGATTTCACTCCATACTAATACGCTTCCTACTTGTCCTACTGCTTGAACACCTGTTACATATACTACTCTTGGGTTAGTGACTGTTACTGTGCCTACATAAGCTGTTGCACTTACCCCTGTTACTGTGACTACTTTAGGTATACTTACTGTAGCAGTACCTAATGCTGTTGTGCCTACTACTCCTGTAACATTAACTACGGCACTTTGAATAACATAAACACTTCCTAGTGCTGTAATACCTTGAACACCTGTTACACTTACATTTGCAGCACCCGTTTCACTTGTAGTACCTAATGCTGTTGTAGCAGTAACGCCTGTAACATTTACATTTGTAATAGTATTAACTGCAACACTACCAACATAACCTGTAACATAAACACCAGTAACACTTACATTTGCATCAGCTTCTACTGTAGCAGTACCTAATTGTAGAGTGCCTACTACGCCTGATACGGTTACTACGGCTTTTGCATTTACAGTTACAGTACCTAATTCACCTGTAGCACTAACACCTGTAACATCAACATTGGCTTCAGCAATTACACCAACACTGCCCACAAATCCTGTAGCAGTAACACCTGTCACATTAGCAGTTGCACCTGCAGTAACGGTTGCTGTGCCTAACGCAGTTGTACCAACAACACCTGTAACATTAACTAATGCATTACCTGTTACAGTAACACTTCCTACAAACCCTGTTGCCTCTACCCCAGTTACATTAACTTGAACTGAGACGCCACCTAGTGATGAAAACGGTGCACTAGAAAACGGAAAGGCGGAAAACATTTATAGTACCACCCAACGAGAACCGCTTGGAACGGTTACACTTACCCCCGAATTCACAGTTACAGGACCTACGGAACTAGCTGAATATCCGCTAGGTACACTATATGTAGTTGCTACGGTCATATTATTTATTACTAAACCATTACTAGCTGCTAATTGTGGTGCGTATGCAGTATCAGTTGAATCTAAATTAACTGACTTTCCAGCTGGATAAACAACATAAACATCTTTAGAACCTGCTGCTAAATCAAGTTTAGAACCTGTGGAGGAGGCTAGAACTGTATCTCGACTTAATGTAGTTCCAGAAGATGTATACGTGCCAATACCTACTTCCCACTGAGTTGATCCCGAAATGGTGTAGTATGTAGTATTGCCGTTTCCTATAGCGGAAAACGATTGGTATCCAGTTTCAGCACCGGCAAGCGTTATTGTGCCTGTACCAGTGGTGGTCGTGGTCTCTTTAACTCTGTCCTTTAAAACAAGAGCCATGATTGGCTCCTATTAAGCTATACGAATAATAGCAGATGATGAATTAGCTGCTGGGAATACAATTGTAAAATCACCAGCGGTAGATGTCTTATCACTACCAAAGTCTAATACAGCAACAGATCTATTAGCTTGCGTATAGTTGTAGATTAACGCACCACGAGCTGTAATAGTTGAAGCTGCCCATGTAGTATCTGCAAAGTCTAACCATGCTGTTGTAGAAGTATAAGTAGGAACTTGAGAAATAGTAAGTAAATTACCACCTGCTGTGTAAGCTGTACCTGAGCTTGATACTTCACCTGATGTTGTATAAGCAGTAGTAGTTGCATCTAAAGTTGCACTATTTGTATAAAGAGCAATATAGAATGAATCTGCTGCACCTGATCCACGTGTTGGACCTGTACCAAAGTTGTGATAAGCATCAAGTATTTCTACTTTGAAGCTCGTGCACATTGCATTGCCTGTAAAAGCCATAATTAATCCTCCAAAATTTTAAGTAGTTCTGAGTGTCCTGCGTCACGAAGACGTTGTGCTATCGTTGTACGATCAGATTGAACAGCTTGTTCTAAAGACTGAACTAAAACATGGTAAATATGTTTTTTAAAAGTTTCAGCTTGGTCTCTAATAACAGGATGTGAATCCTTACCTACAAATATAATCTTTTCAATTGCGCGTTCTGCAATCTCTTCTGGGGTAAAACCCCTATTTTGCGTAGTATACACTTTAACGTCACCATCTAAAAGTATACCGCTTGATTTATCTAACATTTAAGTTCCTTAAGGTTATTGAACTGGGTATCGCACTTGACCATCACGATAAGCATCCATTCTATTCTTAGCATCGCCAAGTTGTTTCAATAGAATCATAGCTTCGTCATATCGTTTTTGATACTGATTAATAATGTCTTGTTCGCCCTTCATGTACGTATAAGCTTCAAGTAATGACCCGTATAATAATACAGAACTAAAATTATCACCAATCCAAGAAGTACCTGCAGTAACAATAGATTCAGGATAGTAAAAATAATGAAGCTCAACTGTATAGGCAGCATCTGGAGTAGGTCCAAGAATGAACGTACTATTATCAAACACTGCATAGTATTGTGGTTCTGCGTAAAAGTCTGAGTCTGTATCTGGAAATGATTGTCTAATAAAGTTCACATCTTTATTTAAAAGATATAAATATTCATTACTAGCATTAATAACAGCTAAACTAAATGTCGCTAACCAATCTGAAGGTGTTGCTAAATACTTATTACCTGTAGTTAGTGTACCGGTTACATTTTTACGCAACGCAGGAAGTTGTACTGTATTATAAATACGTTGTTCTGCTTGTTGTATAAAAGTATTAATATCAGCTGTTTGAAACTGATCTTCTACATAACTTTGTATTTCGGCGACTAACTGCGAATAATTCATTATGCCATTGGACCTCTAGCTTTGGTACCTTTTGTAGCTGCGCCACATCCACGAATTTGGGTTTCACCATGTCTATTAATTACATTAGAATTTGGATCACCTGCGCTAACACGTTGTCTACCTGTGCTATGGTTTAATTGTTGTGCTGTTAACTTATTAGGATCTTGTGAAAGACCAATATCCGCATTGGGCACAACGATAGGTTGTTTATATTCTGCCATGATTATTATCCTTTTTTCTGTGCTGCAATTTTAGCTAGGCCACGACCCATAGTTTTCATGTCAATGTTCTTTTTACCGCCTTTAGAACCTGCATGTTTAGGGCCTTTTGAAATGCCTACTTTAGCGCCGTCATCACCTAAATTTCTACCTTTAGTTTTACCTTGTTTGGTAATACCATCAGCTGCTGATTTATATGCCATGTTACTTCTCCTTATGTTGTTGTTACTGTTACTGTACCTACTTGTGCCTGAGGTGCTAAATCATTAGGTGTTAATACAGCATCAAAACTACTTGATCCACCTACTGGATTCCATCCCCATTGAATAATTCTACTACCGCCTGACGGCACACCTGTCTGCAAGGGCGATACTCCCGTGCCCGCTTCTACTTGTAATCCATCTAAGCCCGATTGATAATAACTAGGACTATCAGGTCTAGGATTACGCACTGCTTGCGGATCATTAACTGGGTATAAGCCAAGACTTAACTGTGGCTGATCCGGTTCCCAACATTCAGGACATACCAGTATATTAACATTTTTTGTCTTAATAACTAAGCGTTTTAATTGCTTTAGCTTATATCTAAAATTGCATCGATCACACTGGGCAATCGCATTCTTACCACTTGAATATTTACTTGGCATTTAATTACCCGTGATAAAACATTTCGCGAGGTACAAATCTTACCGCTGCTTTTTCTCTATCTTCCTCAGCTGCTAATTGGAATGCTGCTTCATAATCAGCTCTTAACATTTGAATCCTCATAGGGTCAACATTAGGTAACTTCATACTTAAATAAGCAGCTAATCCTGCTACCATGCATGGTATAAATCTAAACGGAATGTCTTGTACGTTTACACCATTACCCGCATCTTGAACACGTCTTAATCTGTAATAGACAAATTGGTAAAAATTACTTTGATCTGGTGCTGGCCATACATTTACTGTAGGTAAGTTTTGCACGTAGATTCTGTCTCCAATAGCATGCGCTGCAATCGCTGTATTATTAACGGCTCTTATACATCCTGTAATTGAATTACCACTAATACCGCCATACTGAATAGTTTCAGCACCAATTTTAATAAAGCCAAACTGTGCAAGACCTACTGTGCTTGATAACAAAATAGTATCATCATTAGACGTATCAGTTGAAGTTAAAGTCTCAGCTAATAATATGTCTGTAGGGTTTTCTTGTCCTGACTGTCTATTAATCCACACTTGGATAGGACGTCCTGTAGCATTTTTGTTTGGTATTGTAATATACGTCGACTCGCTAATTCGGTTGATATTGATGTCTTGTTGGTTTGTTCCTGTACCGGTTCTAGTTACCATGTCTAACAAATCAATTGTGTCAACAGGCAACGCATACATAATCTGACCTTGGTT